CACCACCTTTTGAGCCGCCACCAATTGAGAATATCTGTGCTAATAATCTTCTAATGTTTGAACGCAGTATTTCTTCAGCTAGGCTGTTGACAAATGACTTCCATTCAAACTTACCAGTTTTAACAAAGTTAACCAGTAGGTCTTCCATGCCCTGTACTGTTTTTGTAAATATACGCTCTGCGGCCTTAGCGGCATTTGTAGCATTTTCAACATATTCCTTAAATGCTCTATTCCAACCTGTTGACCATCTTCTGTTAAACTTATAATTTTCTTCAGCTTGTTCTCTAATAGACCTAGCACGTTCTTCTGCTATTCTATAGTATTCTAACTCTTCTTCCTGGCTAAGTTTTCTAACGCCTCTACGTCTTGCTTCTGCTTCTATTTCAGCATTTGCTGAGTCTCTGGCTTGTTTATTAATGTCAGCATACTTCTTCTCTAGTCCCACCATTGTAACAGTGGCCATTTCATGCTGTAGATCACGCACTTGTTTTTGTGCGTCAAAGAACTGGTCAGTCTCAAACTTCTGTAGCCTTAGTGATCTAAGTTCAGCAGTCTGTGCTTTAACTTTTGCTTCAATGGCTGGTTTCTGTGCTTCATAGGCCGCTGTTAATTCCTGTTCAGCTCTAGTAAGTTCATTAATAGCATTGACCTTCTCATCGTTGTCTGTTAAAAGTTCAGCCTCACGTTTTCGTTTGGCTAGGTCAGCCAGCTGTCTACTGTATTCTGCGTTTAATTGATTAAGTTCACGTTTTAACAGTGCGTCTTCTTCACTGACGCCCAACATTTTTGTGGATAAGTCTAAATATTGTAGGGTTTCACGATTAGCAAAACGATAACTTTCCACAAGTTCATTAACACTGTTGGTATATTTTTTCATTTTACCCACAGTGGTTTCGTCTGGACCTTTATCTTGTTGGCCCATGTTTGCTATTACACTGTCAAAGCTCTCACCACCTGGCACTTTTTTATTGACGTTGTCTAAACTCTTCTCTAGGTCTTTAAGTTCTTTGTTAGTGTCAGCAACAGCCGTGCTGGACATACCAAAATATGTAGCCACAGCACCGCCTACTAATACTAGACCCTGTGCTAGTTTGTAAACTAGGTTTTTACCCATGGCGGCATTAAGAGCAACCATAGCTAATACTGCTGTTCTAATTGCTTTGGCTAATCCTATAAAGATGGTAACCATGGCGGCTATTCTAGACACAGCGGCCTGTGCTACAAACACACCAACAGCAATGGCCAATACCTTAAAGTTATCTGCTACCAATTTAACAGCACTACCCAATACACTGCCTATTGTTCTGGCTAGGCTTTGTGATTCTCCTACTACTGAACCCATTGATCTGGCAACTTCAGTCAGTGCTGTGGTTAATCCGCCTTCACCTACTTCGTTTAATGCTAGGGCAAAGTTATCCTGTAGATTAGATAAGGCACCTGTTAATGTTTTTGATTGTCTTTCAATACTTCCGGCAAATTCTACTTTACCAATATCATTTAGGAATTTAATTATTGATTTGCCATCATTGTCAATAGTTTTAGCAACACCACGGAAGTTAACAGTTAGTTTGTCGCCTTCTGTTTTAACTTTGACACCCAACTGTTTGAGCATCTCAAATTCACCAGTTGTGGCATTGAACACTGCTTGAGCAACATCATCAATACGCTTACCCATACCAGCGGCAATGTTACCGATGTTCTTCATGAATGTTTCAGTAGGCTGTAGGCCAGCGTTCTTAAAGGTAATAAACGCTTTGGTAACTTCGTCTAATTGGAATGTTGTCTGTGCTGTAAACTGTTTGATTAAGTCAAAAGATTTGGCGGCTCTGCCGGCATCACCTTCAATGGTAATTAAAGTCTGACGTAAATCCTGGAATGTTCTAATAGTCTGAACAAGTTCTCGGGCTACTAGACCAACAGCCAGTGCTTTGAATGCTGTGCCTAAGCCACTTACTCTCTGTTTTAATCCGCCAAGACTACGCTGTGCTTCATTGGTGTCTACCTGGACTTTATATCTTAAATCAGCCATTGCTATTTCCTAAAAATCCTATCCAATTCACGTTTAAGAAATTGAACAGTGGGTTTAAGCATACCTTCTGGTGCTTGTTTACTATAACCCTCGTCCAATCGCTTGGCATAGGGATAATTAGCATCAATAGTATCGCCTTTTAGTGTTGTTTTGTTACGGGCATTGCCAGAACGATAAGGTGTCTCCTTGACCCATTCTTTGTGTGCTTTGAACGGAACTTTCTTCAGTTTTTTCGCTCTGCGTTTAGTATCTGGTGTAATTTTATCTATTTCTACCTTATACTTGATCATTTTTGTTTACGTTTCCTAACATTTTCCAACATCTGAGCCATCTCTTCCTGGCTTAGTTTGGGTGCTGGTGCTACTCCACCCTTGGACTTTGCTTCTGCCTTTTTATTAAGGTGATTTTCATAACTAACACCTAAATCCGCCATCATAACGTCAATACTATTGCCTCTAGCAATTAATTCACTGGGTAATACACCGTAGCGTTTAGCAACCCAGTCAATGGTGACCATTATTTCGAAGAGTCTGTCACCTTCCCTGATGTCGAATTCACTGACTTTCCCAATTCGTCAATAACCTTTGTAACAGCCTTCATCATAATGTCAATGGGCAATTCCTGGCCTTTACCACATATTAATTGGCCTTTGTCATCCATAATTAGACCACTTACTACACCTGCGGCCTTACTGAAGTCATCTGGATCCACTGTGGCCATTTTAGCAAATGTTTCTATGTCATGACGGTCATATATCCAGAACGAAACTGCTTCACCGTACTTTTCCACAGTGTCTTTGTCGTCAATTGTTATTTCTATTAGTTGGGGTTTTGCCGCTAGTTGTGATAATTTCATTTAATCTGCCTCTCTGTTAATCAAATCGTTTAGTATTGCTAGTTGAAAAGTTAATCTATTACGTGCTTTGTTGGTATCTTTGATAGCACAATTAACTTCGTTTAGAGTTTTAGCTGTTTCTGCTAACACACTCTGTAATAATTCTTGTTGTGTTTTATTTTTTGTTACTTCCATTAATCTTTTGTCCTTCTACCCTATTTATATAAGAAAAAAGGCGTAATATATACGCCTTTATTCCCAGTGTTGCCCTTAGGCTACTGTATATTCACCGTCTACTGTAATAGTAATTGGAGAAACCCAAATTGGGGCGTCAGCCGATGCTGTTGGAGCCAAGCCAGTGACATAGCCCTCACCTGACACAGTTTTAGTACCAACATTGACCCAAAAGTCAATTGCTGTTTTCTGTGTAGATAAGTCTAATACACCTGCTTCTGCCGCTGAACCTGCTGTTGCTGTAGCATTACCAAAGAATGTAGTTTCGTCTAGGACGATGTTACATGCTATTGAGTTGGTAGATGTTGTAGCAACCTGAAGTTTAGCAGTACGATCCAATTGGCTCCAGGTAAACACATCATTACTATTGTTAATAGTGATGTCCTGTAGTGCTGGTACATCAATATTGCCATCAGTGTTATCTTTGATAGCAATGGTTAATGTAACTTCATCAGCACCACCTGGTGTTGGATTGATATAAGCCATCTTATTAGTTCCTTATTAGTTAATTAAAACTTTATAAAAATTAAAATTGAACTCTGTTACCAGTGCGTCACTTTCAAAACTGGTTGATACAAGAGTAGTTCTCTGTGTATAACCGTCTGCTGTAGCAAACCTAGAGTTTCTCAGTGTTGACAACATGGTATCATAGTTCTCTGGTAAAGTTTTCGCGTCTGTGACAACATAGGCTGTGACGGTGGTTGTCTCACTGACTACACCGCCTCCACCTGTATTGTTGCCATTCAGTACATCAATTAAAGGTTCCTGGACTGTCTGTGGTTGATCCACGTAAATCTTTTTGAAGTTTTTGAGATATAATGGTTGCCCATTTGAATCCCAGGGTAACTCCTCAGTTACTGAAAAACCTGTAACGCTGAAGTTAGAGTCTAAGTAACTTAAGATTTCAGTTCTCATCTAACTCTCCTAAGACTAACGATACCTGGTGTTTTTTCTGATGATTCAACAGTGTCGTCATCATCATAGTCATACCAGTCACCAGCTGTGATTAACTCATTAAACAATGTGTTAAATTTTTGCTGGTAATAACCAATCTTCTGGCGTTCAGCATTATTTTCGTCACTAAAGTCAGCAATTTTAGGAAGAATATATTCATACAAACTATGATATACACATAGGTCTGTAAAATCATTCTTACGATCTATAATTTTGCTGGCATCTGGGCCTGGAATATCAGCACGTGTGCTAATATTTGCCCCACTCTGGCGAATATAATAACTTGCCCACCAATCGGTTGAACGTAATAAACTTAGGATACGTTCTGTAGAACGTTCCAGTGTTTCATCAACATAGTCCGCAGTTACGCCTTCATTTGATTCAAACAGACGTTGGTCTCGTGTTTCTACATCATCGTATTCAGCGAAACTTACCACTGTTTGTCCACTTGTAATGAAAGCCATAAACTTAACCCCCTAATTAGTCTGTTGCTGAACCAACTAATTTACACGCATGTGTATCTTGTAAGATAGCCGCACCAGCTACGCCTGTAACTACTAAATCAGTAGCACGAGCCGCCGCTTGACGCTGTTCTTCAACTGTTACACCGCCACGCATAGCATGACCAAATGCTGAAGCCGCAAAGATAGCACCAACTGCGTTTTCTTCAGTGTCTGTATCTGTATCTAAGTCTTGTTTAACAAGTGTAGATTCAAATAACTGTACGCCACCCAAGGTTCCGATGTAGCCTCTTTCAAGAACAGCATTAGCGAAAGCACCAGCAGGTGAAGCAACTGTGCCACCAGCTAGATATAATTCTTTCTTAAGTTGTAATGCTTGTCTTGGTGAGATAACACCGTATAATGGACCTGTTACTTTAGCGTCACGTAGTTTCTGAACTGCTTCAAAAACGTTGTCAACTGTGATTTTTGAATCTTCTGTTCCAACTGAGTTAGCTGAAAGTGAGTTGAATAAAGCAAATAGTTGAGTGTCCATTGACTCAGCAATAGCCATACCTGATTGATTACCAAGGCCAGCTAATACATCGCTGTATGCTGAATCTTTTAACATGTCAGTAACCTGATGATAGACAACGTGTTCTGTCATTGTGATTAATGCTTCACTTGTGTTTGTTGTTAGTGCTGATGCCGCCGCTTCGTCAGTAATATTCGTTGCTGAGATTTCTGACCATACTGGCACTTGAACCACTTTACCTGAGTTTGCTGGCATGTCAAATGTTGTAACTAATTGACGACCAATGCTTGACTCGTAAGC